TATCAGTTGTGGATAACAGATACTAATTACTCGTATAACCCCACTTATATCAACCATATAAGATGGGGTGTTTTAGCTGGAGATCAGTCATTATAATCATAGAATAGAAACTATGTTCTAAGTATGAATAGAATGCAACTAATTGGCGTGACTCAATACTTAAAACTAAGTTAAGGAGTTTGCAATCTTCTACAGCCATGAGAACTAAATCACGCATTAAACTAGCGTATGCTGGAGCACACCCAGTTGACGGAGCAGGTAACAAGTCGAGGTCACCCATCGTATATTTAAAGAGATTAGAATGGTAGTCCTTTGAATGTAGATGACCTACCAGATGAGAGTGTAGTTCACTGAATTCTCTAAATTCGCGATGGGTAGGATGATCATCAGGTAACTCTTTCCTTAAGAATTCCTTCAAGCGGGCGAATTTTCCAGTGGATAAGAGGAGCGGCGAATCGAGCAATTGCATTAATGTCGAAACGGTATTGTAACCTAGAGCACTAACAATACGATGACTAAAACCATAATGGTGCTTGATTTTGAATGAATTGCGTATTTCACGATACAGGTTAGGGCGTTCTCTAAAGTCTAGTATGATCGACCTTAATCTTTCATACAATAGGAGCGGTAACGAGGGGGGAACATCACTAACAACAATTTCAACCAAGTTTCGTACCTCCATAGTATCTATAAGATACCGGTCTAATTCTTCAGCAAATTTAGCATACCCTAAACTGACTGAACTAGCAGGAAAAGCTCCACTCAGACTATCAGTTGCTATGGCTATAGCTATATCATTAGTTCGAGTTGATAAATGATATTTGGATAGTGCAGCACAATCAGGTGTACTCATAAGTAGACTTCTTTTACCTGTGAACAACTCCTTATCGGGTATACTTGGTTTGTAAATTGGACGATTCAACGAATGATTAAATTGTCGATACGGTTTACTTGATAATTGCCTCTTGGATAATAACAATGGTGAGTAAAGGGCAAGAGCAGATGAAGCTTGATTTACCCAAGATTTAACAGAGGATTGAATCAGTTTGTCACGAGACTCGTAAGAATCAAACGAGTGGATAGGGAGTCCTAGTGAAGTGACTGTCTTAACTAGGGCAGCGCGATTATCAATATTGAGACGCACACCATGAGCTTCAGAGAGAAGGAAAGCCCCTAAGAAGTGGTAACCAAGTGGGATCGTCTCAACGCTCCAAGTTAGTAATATTTTTCCTGAAGGGTAATCTGTGGCTCGGTGAATACGATTAACTTGGTCCCAGTTCTTATTATTGATTAAGGGTAACACCAAACTAAAATCTACGTGGTCATCAGGATCGATAAAATCAGCGAATTTCCTGGCTAAAGTAGTTTTTCCTTCACCGGACGGGATACAAATAGCTAAACGTAATCCATCTAACATTTTACTAGGAAATAATGCTTGTTGTGGTATATTAGACTTATCCGATGATGGGACAACAAAATTTCTTAGAGCAGCAACGAACTGTGGTCGACCTTTGAATTCACTTGCTTGTCGCACTTCACCCATGGCAACAAAATTAGAACTAGTGCCATAACCACCAAAGAACGCTGGGGTTTGGACGAGAGGGAGTGGAACAGAAACAACTTTCCTAGCATTAAATTCATTATGATAGACTAAAGCACAATTACGGGCCACCAAGATATCGTATAAGGCTCTTGGAATAATAGATCCTCGACGCATACAAGCATCTACTTGGTCAGCAAAGGCCATAGCTCGATCTCCTGGGTCTACAACTGAGTCCAAGAAGAATTCGCCACCCAGTAATCCCATAAACGAGCGTATAGGATAACCCATTGAATATGGACGGCCATCTTGTACTATATAGGCATATCGAAGGAACTCGCCACGATTCGAATAATCCGCTGTTATCTTATGTTGTTGTCCAGCGTATCCGAGGAGGTTGAAAAGATAGCTTGCGACCGTAGCATCAGGGACTGAGTTGCTGTAAGCGAAGACATCATCACCCTGGTGGTAACTAATTGGTCGTAATAAACTGCGTGAGAAGAAGTGCTGAGATATCTCATGTAGTACTAGGGTGTACGCCCTACTCAAAAAGGTGTTCTGGAAGCTAGTAGCTCTCTCCCCTGACTGCATAGACCTAAGTACCTTAGCCTGCACTCCGCTATCATCGTTAATTAGATAAGTGGAATGCCTAGAACGATGAAGATACAGTTGGATACGATCAATGAGTAAATTATTATAATCACTCTCGTTAGGAGAAGTAATTAGTGAATACCTGAAATGCGTTTTCAAAAACTTAAAAACAGCAGTGAATAACATATCCATAGCATCAAAGGTATGATTAATATTGAAATCTGAGTAATCCCACATAAAACCAGTCCCATAATGTTCTCTTAAGGCTAATAAACGTGTCTGTTGAGCTAATAATTCGTCCACCCCAGTATTAGCCCCACTATTCCAAGTCCCGGATTGCCAAGCACGTTCGAAATTATCTAACACATATGCTTGGGCAACGTAATGTTCTAAGCTAGTGTTCCATATTGTACGAATTTTACCATTTTCGAACTTAGGCGCTGCTTTGCTTGTCATGATGGGGGCGTCATTATACATGTATTCATCTATAAAGTGTTGTGGGTCTATAAACATAAGAGCACCACGTTTATTTAGTCGTTCGGCTTTCCCATCCCAAAAGATCTTACTTCCAGGAGCGCCCCCAGCGGCAGCCCAGTAGAAACGACGAGAATACCATCGCCTAAAAGTTTCAAGGTAATGACTAATAATTTTTTTAGATTTAGCAGTTACATCATGCGTGTGCACTGAATAACTTAAACCACAGGCTGACCACACGCTCTCATAAATAGAAGATTCTAAGACTTTAGTGTACAATCCTTCTATTATAGAACCGTCGATAGGAGATATAACTTCGCGTAAAGATGGATCTACTAGTCTAGTAAGTATATCCTTGTCAGCATCATAATCAAAATCATTATGCCTACCCAAAATAGTATCAATCCCATAAAATTGTCTAACCTCTTCGTCGGATAATACTAACCTAAGGAATGGGTTAGTCTTAGAAGTGCGAAATAGATGGTGTAAAGATTTTAGAATTTTCGCTACAGCTTGAACTGAGAACTTAGAAATCTTAGGAAACAAGTGAATCAATATCGTTTGAATAAGCTGACCCTGTGGAGAAGCCATATGCAGAAGGCAAAACGAAACGGCCACCAACCCACCCCAATTATTAGGTGGTAACTCCACTAATTTAATAGCCATGTAGACAATTCGATCGTATAAATTATTCTTAGGTAGAGACTGACATAGTCTAAATAAGTCTTCGACTGAAAGATTTGTCTTTTTTCCGGCTCTCCCACCAATCGAAGGAAAATTCGAGGACAATGTAGTAAATAATTCTTTCAATTGAATAGAATTAAGATGAGTATTTAAATACTCCGTTTTAGGATTAAAGTTCTTATATACCTCTTGGAGTTCGGGAGTTTCAATAAAAGCCAATGGAGGGATAAAGGCAAATAACTCCCCGGGAGTTGGATTTAGGATGCAGAAACCAACAACAGCTGCAGCTGGTTGGGACTCTGCATCTAAATCGAAAATGTCTAAATGGAAAAGGCGCACTAATGAATAAAAATATACGTTGTCAATCAAAAAACGAAGGGTTCCAAATAACTCTAATCCGCTAATTTTAATGCCTAAAACCCTGCTAAGCGATGCTCGCAGGGTTGAAAGCGCTGCGGACTTAGAGGGTGAACTCACTGGGTAATCTCCCGATAGGAAACTACCCTCAATGAGCTTTAGGCGGTGGAGAGCGTTTGGAACGATCACTCCTCGCCAGAGAGAAAACCCGGGGGATTCCCATCATCGGCGGCTAGATGGTAAAAACCGTCTTTGGGGTTAACCACGAATTTTCGAACTGGACCAAAAATTTGCCCAGGGCCAGTGCCAGCTAGAACTGGACCCGGTAACTTATCTATTTCTGCTTGGGAAAGAACGGGTACCTGAATCTCTCTAGCAGAATTGTCAGTTGGAATAGGAATTTTAGAAGGTGTTTCTCCAGCAATCCAAGCACCTAGATCTCCCTCACCGAGAGGTTGGGTCAGTACAGGTATTTCAGCTTCGACGGGTAAATTAAGAATTTCAGCCGGTGTAACAGAAACTGCATTAGTTGGTGGGGAGACCTCTTCAGTAGGGTTATGTTGTTCAATTTGAACTGATGAAGTAGAAGTAACAGGTCCTTTACCTTTGGTAACACGCTGTGTGATACCTCCTATCGTATGCGGGGACTTAGCGGTTGAAGCATCAATAGGGACTACCTCTCGAGCGGGTGGATCCGGAAGAGAGGTAGGTGGAAGACTTTCAACCACCTGTACAGTGTTACGTGAATCAACGACTTTCTGAGGAGGACGTACGAAGGCTGGAGTACGTTGAGGACGAGGAGGTGGCAGAGGGGGAGAAAGACTAGCCACTTTTCCTCGCTGGATAGGCAACTCAGATTGCTTGACAAACGAAGGCTGCGGCTTGGAGACTGAGGATTTTAAGGTAACTGAAGCTGGAGCGGAAGGCTTAGGCTTGGGGTGAGCCGGTTTGGAAGAGACTGGGACAGGTTGTTTATTTGCTAGGTTAACAGGGAGACCAATCGTCGCACCTTGAGTAACATGAGCCGGAGGGGGAGCTGCACCCGTTGCATTTGAGAGTAAACCTAGCGAAATAGTACTTGCAGGCTGAAGATCTAATCCAACATATTCACCCGACTCGCCATAGAAAACAGAGAAATCATAATCCAAAGTTGTATTAGGATCGAAAAGTTGAGTAGACGTCGGGTGGATATAAGAAATAGCTAAGCTATTGGCTTCATCTAAGGCCGTCATACGATACCACGCGTTTTGGATATGAGAACGATGTCCTGCAGACACTCCCTCAGCATTTAAGGATATACCTAACGCTAATTCTCGGCCATCAGAGACATAGAAATTAGAGAATATAGGTGCGAGATAATCAGAGAATGCCGAGCCTAAGGGGTAAATACTAATCGGGGTAAAGACCTGCGGGGCAGCCGGAAGCTCAGATTGCGACGGTACTACCCAACTCTTAATTGTTGTGTGAGCAAAATTATCAATTAATGTGCCATCATTGTTTCGACGATAAGAAACGTCGTCAGTTAAGCGGCTGGACATGTAATGTTGGAGGTTAGCAATCATACCACCATCCTGTACATATTCAACGTTTAAGAATGGGGCTAAATCGCGAGCCACACGAACTCCAGTTATGTCTGAAGGTACCGTAGTGGGCTTGTCTTCGTTAGCAGGCCAGCTAGGTAAGGAACCTGGTGTTGGCAAAATATAGGAATGTGGGAGAAGTTTGACGGCCCACATAGAATGGTAAACGAAGGAAAGAAATATGGTTGTATTGGCCCGGGCATAATTAGGAACTAATAATTGTGAAGTAGTCAACAAAGTTGAGTTAGAAGGACGGAAACCATACATTGCGTAGGTAGCAGCCGAATGTACTTGAGACCAGGCGTTTAATTGATCGTCAGAACCTCGAGTAACGAATGAATAAATATGTTGTCGAGACCGACGATTGAAATTAGCAGGCTGGGCCGCCATGGCATCTATTAAAGCGCCGTTGAATGACATAGACCGAGCCGCCCAAGTTAAGGAGGTGGCGTGGGCATGACAAGCTAAACGAGCTGTAGAGACAAACTCACGGAACTGCATGCGTGTAAAGGCATTAAGTTCTTGACCAAAATCTTTCTCAAATGCAGGTGGGCGGAAGATATCAAAATAGGCAGGAAGGGTGTAGTTTCTAGGTAAAAACAAAGCGTTATCCCCAAAGGAAGGTAAAATCGCGGCAGGAACATTGGCTGGAGCCAAAGCCGCATTATAGAAAGTTGGGTGGAAGTGAAAAGTCCTATAGAGTACTGCATCTAGGGAATCCCAAGCATCAGCCCACGCCTGATGATAAGTAGCAAATATTTTTATAGTCTCATAAATCACCCAGGGATCGTAAGTTCGACGATAGGGATTATTAGCTGGAACTGGAGCTATGAGTGGATTGGCATCGGGTTGTGCCGGATTAGGAAGAAAATCGGATTGATATCCCATTAGAGTTCTTAGCCAAACATTAGTATTGTCAGGGACTCGTTCCCGCCCAAAATGAAGGACGAAATGAGTAACACCAGTAACGTCAGTGTTAAAGGGAAGAGGTGAGACGATGGATTGTAGAGCATTAAAACAAGATTGGTTGTTAGCCGGTAGATCAGAACGATTGAACACATATGAGGTAAGGGGGGCTTGGGGAGCTAGAGCCATGATTAATAACCGTAAACGATCTAAATCACCACCGTTACCGATAAAATGACTAACGTCTATAAGAGCGGCGCGACCAGCGGAAATCTCGCGTATTAAGGCACCATTGTTAATCCACAATGGGTCTTCAGGATTGTCGAGCAAATTCTGAGCTGTCGGAGCAGCCCCTCCACTAAGGAAAGTGAATCGGAAATTGCCACTTAAATTATTAATATCATCAGCTGGGCGGTCGATAAAAGCATTGTTATCTGCATTCTGCGCTTTGGCCGTAAGCATAGTTGGAGTAAAGACATGGTCGATGTGAACGGCGCCGTTTACGAATTCAGCAGTATTAACGCGGAGCAAATTGATCCAATAATATCTCCACAAGTGGAAGAACATCGTAAAATAGCGTTGACCATGTTGACTCTCTTTAGCTAACGTGATCATGCGTTCATGACGGTGCATTGATTGAGCCTTCCATGCCTGAATTTGACGATCACCCCTATCGGCCCCAAAACGGTCTAAGGCTAACACGGAATCGGCCTGGTCAAGTAAATCCCTATTCTCGGAGCCTTCGAAATAAGCTAATAAGGGATTAGAAGCTCCAGAATAAGAGAGGAAATCTGCAGGTTTAACGTGTGGTTGACGATTACGAAATTGTATCGTGACCGAAGGTAAATGTGTAGAACGAGATAGTAAGGTAGTAGGGGCCGATACCTCGACATTATCACGAGCATAGGGATTAGCTTGACCAATAGTTTCGACGTAGCGATCTCTCTCTGACCAAATCATATTTCTACCACTGAATCGTATAACAGGATTGAGTAGTCCTATACTTTTAGGGATAGAAGTAGGGCCAATTCGGACATCTTGAGTATGTTCGCCTAACCCAAACAAACTCTCATCAGGAACGACGATGCTATTGTTAAGGTGTGGGTTAGCTGGTGAGTGCATGGACGCTACACTCGAAGTCAACTTCGAGCGATCGTCTCGGCGACCTGCAATGATAGAACTTGGCATGTGAAGAGACCCCAATCGGAAACTGGAGACCCTCCGAACTTTAGAATCGGGAGAGAGCGCATAAGAGACAGACCACTGGTCGTGTTCGTCAAGAGTGTATTCATCATGAGCGACGCGATTTAAGGATACATTAGTATAAATATAACAGGAAGGTAAACTTGGGCTTGAGAAACGACAAGAACCTTGCAATACAGTTGCTCCACTAGGAGAGCAAGGTAACCATACAGTACCGACTAACTGAGGAGACTCAGCTGCGGACTCTGACAATAGGTATCCTTCATCAGTACGAATAGAAAAAAGATTCTGGTGAGGATTAAAAACATGAACTGAACAATTAGTGACGTCTACTAAATAATTAGAAATAGTAAAGTCGTAATTCTCAGTTGCATTAATGCATTCGTTGCAAACACAAGCAAACTGACCACCGGACGATATGCAATTGTAGAAAGGGAAAATACGTTCTAAGAAGATCCAGACTTTGACGTTAGGCGGGAAGGCTCCCCTCAAAAACTTATAATCATGACCCATACCAGTATCGAATAAACGGTGATAACATTGTCCTGGCCCTTCAGTGAGAGATCGATTATTAACGATGTGTTGGGGTGTAATCTGGAATGAAGAATCATACTCTTGTGCTATCAATATTAAAATTTCAAGAGGAAGACGGTTCTTATTTACCAGGTGGAGGATATTCATGATATTATCGGGTGAAGTGGAAGGAATGTAAGATGTAGGGGCGATATTACCATTGAGAGCGTGCTGGAGCTTATTCATCATTTTTCGGGAACGAGCCCAATCTTCATAATATTCATCCTTGTGGACAAAGACAATTGGGGACCTAGGCATATAATGTACTCGGAACTTGAAACCGGATTGGAAGGCATTTACTATTTTGTCGGCCATGCGGGGGGTGATGGTATAGGCGGCTGAGGGGGCATGGGCCTTGTAGGGGGTGTACCCCTTAATGGAGGATGCGGGCCTACGTGACAGGGAACACATCGCATCGTAAGTACCGCGAGGGACAAGGGGTTTAGTGATAGTGGGGTAACGGGGCACCACTCCAGAGTGCCGTTCTAACCACTGTTCTGTTAACCCACCGCGACGAATTGAACGGACTGCCTTTTTGGCAACCTTATGTGTAATGACATTCTTGACTCCCTCATTAGAAGACAAAACGGGCTGTGCTCGCAATGTGGTAAAGCGAGCTCCCCGTTCGAGGCGATGGAGAATTTCTGGGCTTGGGGGGAGAGGGAGAGGAGCCCCGTGCCCAGAAGGCAAGGCACCCGCTTGAGACCGGGGGGCTAACCCCCGGAACCCGACCCGAACACCCCTCTTCCTATTGAACACAGAAAGAGGGGGCAAGCCTAGTGTATTGGCTAGGCGATTTGCAAGCTTGCGCTCGCGAACAGAGAAGGCCCCCATACCCTCCCTATTATAGAGGTCCAGCGCCCTCCTCCAGACCGAAAAAGTCCCGTTAGAGATGGGGAGGGGGGCAACAGGGGAGGATGAGGCGGGGGAAGGGGGAGAGGAGGGGGAGAGGGTGGGCGTGGTGGCGGAGGCAAGGGTGGGGGCGGTGGCGGTTGGGGGGGGATTGGAGAGTCGGGCCAAACGGGCCCTCATCTCCGCGACCTCAGCCGCGGCATCTCCAAGGCGGGAGACCCGCCCCCACGCACGTCGAACTGCGACGCAGGCGGGCGCGTCGCATGGGGCACCTTCGGGGCCGAAGGTGCACTCCGGAACGAATTCCGGAACGGGGAGGCCCTGCGGCCAGACGCCGCCCACAAGGGCGACCACGGGGGAGTGGGGGGGGAAAGCGGGGACGATGGAAGTGTTGGATTGCATAATGTTGTATATGTTTAATAGATTTATTTTTTT